GCTGTTCTGTCAACTCTGGGATATCATACTCATATTGATATGATTCATCCATGTCGTACTGATCGTCAAAGAAAGGAATATAAAACTTGCGACCAGCAGCTTGCCTTTCTTGTGAAAAGAAATCATCACGAGCCTGAACCTCATCATCAAACAAGGCTACATCTCTGCGCTGGAGTGTTTTGTCGCCTTCAATATACTGGAAGACAAATTTATTGTCTCCAGTTTTCTCACCAAAGATAACTGACTCTTGTGCAAACTTTTGACCCGCCTCCACAACATCATCACGGGTTATGTTTGGAATCATGAATGATCTTTCTTTGTTACCAAACCTACCACGAATACGGATAGGTCCATAGCCACGGTCACGCATCCAAGCCATTAACTCTTTGTTTAGTTGTTTGTTTTCTTTTCCAGTAAGCTTTTGAGCCATTGGGTTTTCCGCTGTCATAAACCCAACAGTACTAACAGAAGCTACGTTGCCCTGAAGAATATTCTTGATCCGATTGAACCCAGATTCATTAATAAACTTCCTCCATTCATTTAAAAGCTTTTTCATATGTTAACCCCCTGTTTATTATAATAAGTATCAAAGAGTTAGCACAATGGCATTTTCATTGACTAAATGATATTCATCACCACCTACCTTGACGTCCTCGACAAGGTGGGAAAGGATAATAACTTTATCACCCTTTTTGAATTTAGAGGAGCAATCCGCTGCACTACTAACAACCTCGACTAAGCGATAGGGTTCAATCTTTTTCATGTTATCTGGTAGCAAAAACTTACCCTGCTCAGTCTCTTCTTTCTCAACTTCTTTAAAGAGAATCCTTTTATTAAATGGTTTCATCGTAGTTCCTTCCAGTAATCCTGTAACATCTTAAATTCAAATCGTGAGGTCTCAGTCCACTCTCTCATATTGCAGTGCTTGCAATAACACTCAATAGCAACCCGGTCTCCAAAAACGGCTCTAGTTTGCCCAGTTGGAACCCAGCTATGCTTTACTTTATTATCTTTTTCTTTTCTCTTGCAAAACCCCTCTTTTAAATCTTGGGGCATAATAAAATTCAAAGTAGCCATAACGACAACATCCTTTCATTTATTAGTTTACAACACTCTTGCTATAATGTCAAGTAATTTCACACTCGCCGCCAGCACAAGCCGCTTCACCTTTAAGGTCCGTGTTGTCTTCCTCTTCTACGATTGTAGACATGTCAACATTAATAAGATTACCCAACATCGCCTCGTAAGTTTCTTTTGAGCAATCTTCAAATGGAGCTTGCTGATAAGTGCCGCCGTCGTAAGGCAGGACTGACAAACCATTATAGTGTTTGCGATTTTCCCACATCCACTCTCCAGCATCAGACCACTCGTTTTCACGAAGAGATATAGTGGCTGATACATTGTGAGCATTTTGCCCTGTGCGATGACCCGCTTTGACCCACTCCCTAGTAATTTTCTTCACCCGCCGCAAAAGTTGAAAAGCAGACTCATCACGAAGGATGGATCCTTCAGGCGCTCGCTGGGGGACTGAGATAACCGCCGTGTCATGTGGTCGGAAGTATTCGTCCTCTACTAGTTCTGGGTGGTGGATTGATAGGTGCCAATAGATAGGCTCGTTTTTGCCAACCCTAATCCGGCGAATATAATAATCATTGTGCCAAGCGTGAATACCACTGGAGGTACCCAATGCTAGACTGGTTGTCCCTGCTGGTTTGACACAAGTTGTGCGAGCAGCCTTGTTTATGCCAATGAGTTCAGCAACACGGGCGTTCTCCTCTTTAACTACTTGCGCTGCCGCCTGCAAATCAATATCATCTTCAAGCACCCGACCCGAAGCAATGCCCGTCATGGACACACCGATGAGAGCATCCTTTTCTGTGGTTCGTTGCCAAACCGGGCGCAGGTAATGAAAATCTGTATAACCTGCTTGAAGCGTACCAACAAATGACGCTGCCCTAACTCGTTGCTCTAGATCATTCTGTCCTGTGATATTACTAACATTAACCTCTGTTAGATTACAGAATTGAAATGGACGTAGGGCAATTTCACAACAAGGGTTGGTTCCCCAGTCTTTATCATTAGACAAATAGATGCCAGGCTCGCCTGCATTGGATGCTTCTACTCGCTTCCACAAATCTAGGAAGAATTCTTTTGTTACCTTGTGCCGCAAAAGTACAGCAGAGTTGTTGGCTCGTCCACGCTGTGGGTTGGTCTCCCACCAGTTGCCAGCCTTGCAGGCAATCATCTCGCTGTCATCAGCCGAGAATAAAGAGATAAGAGCGGCACGACGGATGCCGCCAGCCAATACAGCGTCGGCAACGTGACACACCATGTCGTGAACCTCTAGCGCACTGAGACGATCGCCATCTTGTTTTTCTGACAGGATGCCTTCAAGTTTCACCAGACACTCTTTGAGCGGCTGGGGTCCTGGGGCTTTTCCGCCAGAGGTTACAAGGCGAGCACCCTTTGCACGAATATCGCTATAATCAAAACGAATTTTTGATCCGCCAAACAAGTAACTGCGCACAAGATATTTTACGGCATCAGCCCAACCCTCAATACTGTCACTGATTAAGTAACGCCTAGTTCTGTTTGGGTTTGGTTTTCTGATCTCTGGTAGTTGATCAACGTGATGTTGCTGAACAGAGTAGCCGACGCCGGTACCACCGAGCAGCAAGAACATAATCTCACCGAATACACGCCAGTCATCTACTGGTGCATAAGCACAATTAAAGATACGATTAGGAGAGATCTCAATAGGTTTACCAGCAAACTGCATTGAGCGCATAGACGGTAAAACCTTCTTGTCAGAAACAAATTTATAATTCTTCTTAATCTCTTTTTTAAGTTCTGGATATTTCTTCAAGTGCATATCCATATTGCGAGCCACTAACTCATCCCAAGTCTCCCGGCGTTTCTTCTCGGGTAAATATCGGGCATACTTCATATACACCGTAATGTCCGATAAGATTTGTGTTGATAGGTCGATCTCGCTCATGATGCTTCTTTCTCCTTGTCTAGCTGTTCTTTTAATGCACGCAACTCGTTCTTCATATTATCTTTGAACTCTTTCTCTTCTTGTTTTTTCTGTCCAGCCTCCAGGGCTCTCGCTCTGTTGTTGCCAGAAAACTTTTTATATTTGTTGGTCAGCCATTTCTGTTGCTCCTCTTTTGTTTTGGCAACAACAGAATCTATTGTACCGCCATCTTCCACTGGTAGCACCTCTAGGAAAACCTTACTAGTGTCCATATTCATAGGATAAACCATACCGTCTGGTCCGTTACGATTCTTGGCAACGAACATTCTGCCGGTGTTCTCTGTCTTGTCTTGGGCTGTTCTGGAGATCGTACAGATGAAGTCGGCAACAAAACATTTGTTGAAAGCTTCGCTGATTGATTCCATAGTAATAACCTCCGCATTTAAGCCACCTCTGTTTGTCTGCGATGCGGTCCAAACAGGCATGTCATACTTCTGTGCGATACCTCGCAACTCCTCATAGATGTCTCCAAGGGAGTGTCGAAGTTCTTGTTTGTAAGTAGTTCTCGCTGGGCGAAGAAGGTCAGCATAATCGACAATAATCATGTCTGGCTCTACGCCTTTTTGCCGCAGACGATCGAGGTGGTTCTCCAAAGTCTTTGTAGTCGCAGACTTTGTTGGATACTCTTTGACGATCAAGCTGCCTTCAATATTTGTAATATTTTCTTTGATTTGGTCCTTGTATTCAAAAGTCATACTCAAAGGCACCCCGGTGATGGCAGAATCATATCGCAAGCCGATGGTTGTCTCAGCAAGCTCTAGTGTATAATGAATTACAGTCTTGCCCATTGCAACAGCCCTAGAACCAATGTGGACCAAAGCCATAGACTTGCCGGCACCAGTTGGTGCTACCACCACGCCAAGTTCCCTCTTGCCAAGTCCCCCACGAGTAATGCTATCAATCTCCTGCCATCCGGTCATAACTGGTGCTCTAGCCTTCGGCAAATATCTAACCTCAAAGTCTTGGATAAAGTCGTGCCCATGATCATTGTCAGTGCCCAGCTTCATCGCTTCGTTGATTACTTTTTGAATTTCTTCAAAGCTCGACTTCTGTAGTAGATCGACAGAGGTGAGAATGGCAGCCTTAAGTTTTTGCTTCTTGCAAAAATCTAGTGCTTTCTCTTTCACATACTCACAATCATCTCCACTTACATCACCACTTTTGATGCGAGAAAGGTAATCAAATACCTGACGCTTAACCAACTCTGGATAATCTTGTGACTCGTCTTTGATGACGGGTACCATAATCGCAAATGTGGGATGAGTGCCGTACTTTTCTTTGTAGTCAAATACGGACTGAACAAAAGCCTGTAGATATTTCTTATCAAAGTGCTTGTACTCTAACACCTCATACATCTGATTCGCAAAGACTCGATCATGTAATATAATCCGCCCCAGTTTCTCTTGAAAAGATTTTCCGAACTGAGAGAAGGTTTGCTGCTGCTCTTTTGTCATTTATTACTCCGTGCCTTGTTTAGAAAGATACATCAACATTTCGTTTAGGTTAAGTCCACCCAGACCATCTTTCATGAGCATGGCACGGAATTTTGTTTTATTCATAGTGTTTCCAGTATTTTCCATAGCCCAATGTAATTTACTAATTCCCTGGCTAGAAATACTTGGAACATACAATTGCATCAGATCATAGTTCTCAGATATAACACTTTCACTTTCGGCGATTGAAGAGTAGGCTTTGACGCCACCAATGTTTTCTTTGCAGTATTTTATAACATCTGCCACATCAAATGATTTACCTTCTTTTAGAAAAGGCAGCCTCTTTGCCACTGTCGGTAGTCCAACCCCAGCGACACCTGCAATGTTGTCCGAGGTGTCACCCACGATTGCCCTCGCTAACCCAAAGTTATCTGGGTGTATATTGAAATCATCAATGATTCTTGACTTGTTCATGATCTCTTTAGTGACCGGACGAACAATTATTGTATCATCATCACACAACTGATAGAAGTCTTTATCGTTTGACAGAATAACTTTCTGCCATCCATCAAAATACTTTGCCCGGACAGCCCAGGCAATCAAATCATCTGCCTCGACATTATCTATCACCAACTGAGTGACAGGTAAAAGCTCCAAATAAT